TTCTGTAAATGGTAAGTTAAAAAACTGATCTCTTATGTTTCCGCCAGGTGCATCCACATCTCTGAACTCTCCGGGTTGTATTGGTTGATCATCGTCTCTAACTCGCATGCCTCTAGACTTAAATCCAGCGGGTAAATTTTTTAAAGTTCCTGCATCAATTAATTGTCTTAGTGATTGCGTAGCTGCTTGAGACAAACCACCGATCATATGAGTTAAACCAAAACCATAGAAACCTAAACCAGGTAAAAACTTGTAATGAACAAAATATTCTATTCTTGAATAACTTGGATCATCTGGTCTGTAATTTCTGTAGATAGATAAAATTTCTCCTGATCCTTCATCAATTGTAACAATGTAAGGTATTTTAATTTTTTTTGCTTTGTCATCAAAGTCTTCAAAGTCATCTAAGTTCAAATCAACATGCATTTCTAAAATTGTATGTAAGTAATCTGAACCTGTTCCTTTGACACCTTCTAATTCATTCAATTTCTTTTGTACTTGATCGGGTTCACTATTTGAATCTATTAAATCTATATCTCTATAAGAACCTGCAGCCATTTTTTTTGTTACTTCATTAGCTGTTGATTTAAATACATGAGTGATTCTTTCACAATCTTTTAGATCTGAAGCATAATACGGAACTACTAAATCTTCTGCTGGAATAAATTTAGATACAGGTCTATCTAACATTGCATCATAATAAATTTTTTTGAATGTAGATCCTGACAATGGTAAATAGAATAACATTTGATCCATATCAGTTGTGTAGTCTTCCATCTCCTCCATTAATAGATAGTTCATGTAATCTTTTACTCTATCTGCCTGGGCTTCGGTGGCCGGTGTTATTGCACCCACAACCTGAGTTCGGACTGGACCATCAGATGGTACAAGTTCTTTGTATGCTTGAGCCTGAAATTGAGTAACAGACTCCGCTAACAACGGATGAGTGACACCAGATGCGCCTTTGAATGGCTTAGTTACTTCCTGATATTTAGTTCCTAATAGATCTAGACCTTTAATGTAGGCATCCTCCCATTCTTTTCTAGATGTTTTGTCTTTTTTGTATTCTTGAATAAGTTCCATACCCATGTCTTTAAGGGTACGTTCATCCATACCTTCAGCAAGGTTTGCATTAAAATCGTCTTGAGGTCTTTCTTCAACTTCCTCTTCCTCACCTTCAACTGTTACATCAACAGGTAAACCCTCTGGTTGTTCTTGTTCTTCTTCAAAACCCTCTTGCAATTGTTCGGATAATGTTTTTTCTACTGCCATAATTAATTGTACCTTATTGGTTTAAACATATCTACTACAAGTCCTCCTTTGGACTTATAAGTTTTTTGTGTATTTCTCATGAGTGGTGACACTTTAATAGCAAACGCATCAAAATACAACCTTGGATCACTAGCTGGAATATTTTTATATCCTGATTCTGCTGCATCTGAAACCTTAGAATGATAAGTGCTTTTAATTTCTTTACCTTTTAAAGGATGCTCTGTCGGATATTTAAATTTATCAGATAATACTTTCTTATAAGGTTTAGATGGATCTGATAGTGATATTTTTGTAGGGCCAGCTTTTGTGTTGTAGAATCTTGCAACTTTACTCATAACATCAGGCATAACTGCTTTACCTTTTTTACCGATACCTTTACCGTTTGCATAACCGTAAAATCTTTCGTTACCCGCTTTGTAACCTTGACGGAAACTTAATTTGTCAAACGGGGCAACGGCTACGTAATCTACATTCTCTCTTGCTGCTCTTTGTAAAAGATATTTAAGTGCATGATCTCCATAAGAGTCAGCCTCGACCATAGGGAAGAAGTCTTTAGTATCATCGCTTGCTCTTGTTGTCATCATAGATAGTTTTTTATTTACATCTTTTAAAGATGCACTTATGGCATTTACTTTTCCAAAATCTTGATTAGCCACAGCTTCGTCTAAATTTGAAAGCATTTTCCCCCTTTGTGATACTAATAAATTTAATTCTAAATCTGCGTTGAATGGATTTTTTCTAAACTCACCAGAAAGCTGTTGTGCTTTAGATAAAGACTTTGCAATACTTTGGTTTACATCAGATTGTATTTCATTAATCATAAATACTTTTTTACCATCAGGTGTAAATCTTGTATCAAATCTTACGTGATAAATGTTGTTTGTATTATTACCTAGAACATCATTAAAGTGACCACCTGTATTGAAAGGTGATCTGTTTGTTACAATTTCTTCTGGTAATGTAAATATTGTTTCTCTGTAATCTTTACCACCTTGAAGAGTATAATTACTTTCACCACCGTAGTATGTTTTAGAAGTTTGGAAGGATCCAGCTTTATTGTTAATTTCACCAATGGCTTTGTTTAGTGCTTTTCTTTCATCGATAGGTAAATCTAATGAAGCTCTTTTAGCAATATCATTTAAATCCTTAAGAGCACTTTTTGTTAAAGGGCCCTCAGTTTTTAAAATATACTGTAGATCATCAAGTCTATCTTTTGTTTCACCAGAACCCACACCTTTGTATTTATCTTGTAAATTTCTAATAGTATTTTTTGCATTTTTTGTTGCTGTATCGAATGCTTCTTGAGCACCTTTATTTACACCAAGCTCTATGGGTCTTAATCTATTTATAGGATTTAATTTAATCATAGCACCAACTTCGTTGGCATCTAGTTTTAAACCAAACTTTTTAGCAGCATATAATAGTCCACCTGTAAGATCTCCAGCATCATTGAATAGGGCTAAGTTTGAATCAAACAATTCTTCTTTTGATACATTGACTTCTTTACCTGCAAAGGGTCCTGAATCATATTTAAATTTTTTCTGATCTCTTACAGTTTTTTGTGCAGGCTTACCAAATATTTTGAAGTTAACTTTTCTTGTAGATGTTAAATGATCTAGCCATTCATCAGCTGTGTAAGTGCCTCTTCCTTTTCTCATTACCCAATCATAAGTAGATGAGCCAAAGGATGGTGCAATCTTATCACCCATTTGTAACGCGTTAGTTTTTTTTAATACAACTGGTGGATTTCTTATTTCACGAATAGCTAACTCTTGTCCCTGTTCCGTTGTCGATGGTTTGGGAGTATATGTTATTTGTTTCTGTTGTTGTCCGGTGGTCGGTGTCGCTGAAGGTTTTCTCGCCTTTAGTAGTTCCTTCCCTGCCTGTATTAAACTACGTAGGGACATAGTCCCTCCTAGTACATTTTAGTAGGTTTGTTTTTACCTAGTTTGCATTTTACTTTTATAGACTTACCAGATTTGTAACCCATAGGTTTCATCATCATTCCGCCACCCATCATTTTTTTATTACTTGCAGGTTTCATTGTAGCTAAATCTTTATCTTTTGGTGAAAGATTAATTTTTTTTATAGCTTTATCTACATTTGTTTTAGTACCATATTTATCAGTATAAGAACCTGATTTAATAAAATCCATAAGCTTACTACCAGACTTATAACCCATAGGTCGTTTCATCATGCCACCACCCATTGCTTTAGCAGGATTCATTGGTCCTCTTTTAGGTGCTTGTAATTTTTCTTTTTTTTGTCTTCTTTTGAAAGCGTCAATACCTGTTGCTAGTTTACTTTTAGCTTCACCTATAGTTCCAGTGTCAGCACCACCACCTTTTGAAAATCTTGTTAGTTTTTTAAGAAGTGATTGTTCATATTTTTTCATATCTTTTTTATACTCCCCCATTGTTTCACTTACAGATCTTTTTTCAGCTCTGTTAAAACCTTCTAAAGCATCTTTTGAGTGAAGTTGAGTTTCTTTTGATCTGGCATATTTTTTAAATTTGTCTTCGATCATTTTGCCATATTTGTATCCAGGTTTTTTCATCATGCCACCACCCATTTTTTTATTTTTTTTCTCAGACATTTTTCTACCAATAGTTTGTCCAAGTTTAGCAGCACCTGCTCCTGCTACACCTAATGCAGCACCAAGTAAACCAATTCTACCTGCTTTACCGAGCATAGATTTTACTCCGCCTAATTTTTTTCTTCTTTCTATAAATTTTGAAGATTTTTTTTCAAATGGATTTACAGGTTTTGTTGGGTCCTTTTTCATTATACGACCTCTTTTGGCTTTCATAGGAGCTTTACCTTGACCTCTTAGTATTTTAAAATCTTGTGCATCAATTCTATTGTTGTTGTTTTTATCCAACTTCTTTTGGTTTCCTTTAAGACCGCCTTTTGAATATTTTCTTGGTTCAACGTATGACACATCAGGTGCTTTATAAACTTTTTTACCAAATCTTTTTCTATTACTTACTGTGTCTAATCTAAGTGTACCTGTTTCTCTATCTACAAAAGTTCTTGCTCTAAATTTTTTACCTTCTGATCTACCTTTTTTATGTGCATCTCTTTTTGCTGCAGATGTCATATCGTAATATTTTTTCTGAACCGCTTTTGAATCACCAAAAACTCCCATAAATTGTTTTTTTGGTTTGAAAGTTGTTCCTTCAATTCCTTTTTGTAATTTATCTTTTGCCATAATAAATCCTAATAGTATTTATACTCTTTTTCTAATTTCATTGGTGGGTCGTCCCAATCGTCCGAGTACGTAGAAACAAATCCACCTTGTCGATATCTTAACACAGCTTGGGTCATAGAATCAACATAGTCATCGTATTGTCCATTAGGGAATGCTGCACATTCCTCAATCACTTCCTGAGCAAAATGTTCATCTATCGGTGCATAAACCATACCAGACTCAAAGACAGGAGCACAGCTATTTATACGTGTATGCTTGTCTCTTCCACGTGCGGGAACATAATCTATTACAGGTATTCCTGCACGTCTTAGTTCGTGTATTAATGGCTGACCACTAGCCTTAGCTTCAATGATAACTGTCTCAGGTTCCCAATAATGATACTGTTCTAGTGCAAGGTTTTTAAGATCAGGAAAATCATATCTACCTTTTTGTGCATCAAGTAGGATAATACATTTCTCATAACCCTCTACAGGTTCAAATATTCCCCAGGTTGTAATAGCTGAATAATCGGCAGTT